CACCTGCACCTAACATAAGATACTGCATTGCATCATGGATATGAGAGTATCTATCTTTAAGAGGTTTATCTTCATATCGTTCTCCTGATACTTGGAGTCTTCGATATTGATAACCCCCCTCAAATCCTTTTACCAATTCTTTACACCTAAAGTCAATTAAAATCCCTGATTGACCATCTACCATTCTATTTAAAACTGTAGCAACAGACTCTATACGAAGTGAAACATCATTACTTGTCGTAGGTCTAGCCATCAATCCTGCACCTCTCAAAACTTGAAAAGGTGTGCTTTCATCTGTTTGTGATCTATAGTCACCTGCAGGATCACCATAAATATTGACTTCTAAGTTGCCATATCGTGTTGCTATTTCTGAACGCAATAGTTCTGCAAACCTTACAATACCCATATCAAATGCTACAAGTTCTTGTAAGATAAGCCAACGACCACGAACTTTTTGACCAAAAACAGCAGCAGGTGTAAGACCAAAATCTAATCCAATATAGAGTGGCACACCATCTGCAACTGGTATTTCTTCTTTTGCTACATGAGTATCTGCAACAAACATATTGTAAACTGGTTTACCATCTTGTATAGAACCAAGCCTATTCATAACATAGACATCTATCCAAGACTTTGTTTTACCTTGAACAAGATTAGGATAATAAGACTTTAAAATATTTTTAGTATTCTCTGCTTTATCATTTGGCTCATAACTAACAACAGTACCATCATCATCTTTCTTTTCTATCATACCACTAGGTTGTGTAAAGAATTGCCAGTTATCAGGTTTAATTAACATTCGACTTTCTTCAATAGATATATGATCTGGAACTGGTACAGCACCACTCATGATTGACCACCAATGATCTTCTTCAGGACTATTTGTATCACAGATAAGACCTGACCAAGTTGCACCTCCATCTTTAACAGAAGGATATCTACCAACTCTCATAGTACAAGCATCTATAATTGACTTAGGTATTTCTCTTGCTTCATTGACCCAAACCCCAGTAAGTTCTAAAGATAATAGTTTCTTAACATCTTCAGGTCTATCAAGTGCAAGAAAAATGACTTCCATTTCAAGATCACCTGCAGTAATCATATGAGTATAAGGAACTGACCAAGCAAATTTACCCCAATCATTTTCAGGAAACCAATCAAGCCAAGTCTTTATTGTTGTTGTTCTAAGTTGTGGATTCGTATTTCTTATGATTGCCCATCTGCTTTTTCTCTTTCCTGACTTATCAGGTTCTTGCATCAAGGCTCTTCTAAATATTTCTATACTACAAGCAACAGACTTACCACTACCAACTGGACCTCTTATGCCACGAAAAAAAGTATTATCTTTCATAAAACTTTTAAGGACATCTCCATCAGGCTTGTATTTAAACTGTATCAATCTTTGTGTTCTTTCCTATCCTTAACAACTTATCAACTGTTTCAGGGCCAACAGTAGCAATAACTTTATCAGCTTCTAAGTCTGTGCAAAATTGTTCAGGGTGATGTTTAAGATGTACTCTTTTTACAACTAAACGAAGTATTCTTCGTTCTTCAGGTTTTAATGTATGTAGAAATGTCATTATTTAAACCTAGCTAAAACTTCTAAACTTCTTCGTTTTTCGAGCAATCGCTTTTGGCTGTTTAGATACTTGTTTACCTCTTCGAGTTGCTTTACGCTTTTCAGCCGAAGTCTTGGCGTATTCAGAGGCAGAAAGAGCCTTAATTGCCGCTTCAGGTAAATAACGTTCACCAGTTGCTTTACTCCCTTGTGTACTAGGTTTACCTGATTTCGTTCTCCATTTCTGTCTTGTCCAAGCACGAAGCGACCTTTGTGATTTACTAAGTGACATTTTTTTGTTTCCTTAAAGTATCTTTACCTTTTTTAAAAATATTTACAACTGCTCTTTTTTTCATAACCTTTGCTCTTTGTTCTCCAACAGT